GTATACGCCTGAGATCGCTGAACGTATTTTTATGGAGATGACAGATGGCAAAGACATGGTTGAGATCTGTCAGGCTGAAGATATGCCTGATCGGGCAACAGTGTATCGCTGGATGGCGCGGGACGCTGAATTTGCGTCATTATGTGCGCGCGCACGCGAAGCGCTGGCTGACTACGAGTTCTATCGGGCGAAAAAACTTGCAGACGATTGCACCGAGGAAAACGTCAATTCAGCTCGGGTCAAGCTTAATCATCTTCAGTGGCGCATCATGAAGGTGTCGCCGAGGACGTACGGCGATAAGACACAGACTGAGCTGACTGGCGCTAACGGCGGACCGATCAAGGTCGAGACAAGCGTACTTGATGTTAGTACGCTCGATGTCGAAGAGCTTGAAGCGCTCGAAAAGGCCCTGACGGCAACGATCAAGAAGTGAGGTTTATATGATTGAAATCGGGCCGAATCTTACCGAACTTCTAGGCGGAATACTTGCCACTATCATTGTCTGTTTTGCAATATGGCGTATCACTAAGTAATGGGCAAAATTCAGCTGCCAAACAAGGTTGACGTGCAGGGAACTCTCGACGCCATTGAAAAGCGTCTGTGTGAGAGTTCCCTGCACGAGTTCATCAAGCGGGCTTGGCACGTAGTCGAGCCCGGTCAAAAGTTTATTGATAACTGGCACATTCCGTTCATTACCGAGCATCTTGAAGCGATCACAGACAATCATGTACTTGAAGGGGGGTCTCCTTATAACCGGCTCTTAATCAACGTGCCGCCCGGCTTTTCAAAAAGTATTATCTTGAATGTCTTCTGGCCTGCATGGGAGTGGGGACCGTGCAATCAGCCGCATCATCGCTACATTTGCGCAGCGCATCAACAGGGCCTCGCCATCCGCGACTCGACCAAGATGCGGCGCCTCATTACGAGCGACTGGTATCAAAAGCACTGGGGTGACCGCGTTCAGTTGACCGGCGATCAGAACGCCAAGACCAAGTTCGAGAACACGGCCACCGGCTTTCGGGAGGCCATTGCCGCAGGAAGCATAACCGGGAGCAGAGGGACGCGCGTACTCGTTGACGATCCTAATTCGGTTGAAGGCGCTAATTCGGATGCCATGCGCGCTTCAACGAATGAGTGGTTCACCGAAGCGGTTCCGACTCGTCTCAATGATCCTAAGCAGTCGGCCATCGTCGTCATTATGCAGCGCCTGCACGAGGAGGACGTGTCGGGCGTGATCCTAGAGCGCAAGGGCTTCCGTGGCACCTATGACCATATCTGTTTGCCCATGCGGTATGAGAAGTGGCGCGATGGACAAAAAACATGGCTTGGCTATGACGATCCTCGCACTGAAGAGGGTGAGCTTCTTTTCCCGGACCGATTCCCTATCGAGGTCGTTGACGATCTAGAGGGAAAGCTCGGACCCTACGCGACAGCCGGTCAGCACCAGCAGGCGCCTACGCCACGGGGCGGCGGTGTCATCAAGGATGCTTGGTGGCAACCTTGGGAAGCTGAAGAGTTTCCCGATCTCGATTATATCGTCGCCAGTCTCGACACGGCTTATTCGACAAAGGCGGACGAACGGGGCGACTACAGCGCCATGACTATTTGGGGCGTCTTCTCCGGCGACCCTAAAACTCGCTCGACACGAGTTGTTGATCGGTACGGCAAAAAAGTGGAGGACGGCGTTACCGTGCCGTATTCCGACGATCTCGACGCTGTGCCCAAGATCATTTTGATGTATGCGTGGGCCGAGCGTCTCGACCTTCACGAGCTGGTAACTAAGGTCAACAAAGATTGCAAAAAGCATAAGGTTGACAAGATTCTTGTTGAAAACAAGGCCGCAGGGCATTCGGTTGCGCAAGAGCTTAGGCGTTTGTTTTCACAAGAGGATTACTTCGTTCAGCTTTATGATCCGAAGTCTATCGACAAGCTGGGCCGGTTGTATTCGGTGCAGCATATCTTTTCTGAGGGAATGGTTCACGCGCCTGATAAAGAGTGGGCCGAGCAGGTCATTCGACAAGTGGCGACCTTCCCGCGCGGCAAGCATGATGACTTATGTCTTGTTGGCGATACCCTCATCTCAATGGGTGATGGATCGACCAAATCACTTCAAGATGTGGTTATAGGCGATTCTGTCATGACACCAAACGGTGCACAGCTCGTATCGGCTTCATCTTTTACAGGTGTAAAGCCGACATGGCGTTTAGAGTACAACGGGCGCGCGATAGAAGGGACAGCGAATCATCCGATCTTTGCCAACGGTGAATGGAAAGAGCTTGCATCATTGTGTCCATCTGATACATTGACATTGTGTCCAGCAAGTGAGGTTCAATCATGGGTTTCAAAAGCAAAAGCGAAATTGTTGTCGAAAGTATCATCTTCAACGGTCGCAAATACAATCGCTACCCAAATTCAAAAAATCCTGCCCATCGTAGGTATTTTGCTCGCGCCGGTGCGCGACTGCATCGCGACGTATGGGAGTTTTATAAAGGGCAAATTCCAGAGGGGTATCAAATCCATCATATTGATGAAGATACCGGCAATAACGACATTTCCAACCTTGAATGTCTGCCGCGCAGGGATCATCGAGCCAAACACCATGCCGATTACGTTGCCAGAGGTAGATCTGAGCAACAACTTGCTCATATGGCAAGAATCAACCATTTGGCAAAAGCTTGGCATAAAAGCGAAGAGGGCCGCGAATGGCATCGTCAAAACGCTTATGCTTCGCTTCACGGCCCAGATACCCCTAAGCCGTATAGCAAAAGCCATTACACCGGTGTTTGCGAATGGTGTGGCTCAGCTTTTGAGGCTAAAAGTCCTAAAAAACTTATGTGTTCAACACCTTGCGTCGAACAAAAATCAAAGTACTTGCGTGGTCGAAGCCGTTACATTCACCCGCACTATGCGGCCCGTTTACAATCTGACAGTTGAGGGAGAAGGCTGTTACTATGCTAACGGTATCTTGGTCCACAACTGTGACACCGTCAGCATGGCCTTACGGCATCTTCGCGATATTGGCCTATTGACTCGCAGCCAAGAGCGCTTGTCCGAGATTAATCAGGATAAACAGCATCGAGGCAAGCCGCCTGTGCCGTTGTACGGGGTTTAAGATGGCCGCGACGTATTATCTCAATCAATATACGAACGGCATGATCGGAACCGCTGTTCAAAGTCGAGAAGCGGCCGATCAAAAGGCTGTATGGGCAAGAGAGGCGGGGTTCACGCGAATCGCTCTGTTCGTCATCAAGCTTAAGAGGAAGAAGAAATGCCCGACATTATGTTGACCTTGATGCTAAGCATCGTGGTCATTTGGTGCGCACTGTTTATTTGGCTTGGCAATCAGTGAGGGGGAAAAGCATGAGCGTTCTTTGCGATAGCTGTAAGTTCTATCATGAACTGGACAGTAAAGAGAACTTCGGTCAATGCCGAAAGTATGCGCCCAAGCCTCATCCGGTTAATCGCGAAGAGATTGAGGAAAACTTGATCGCTGTTGTCTGGCCCGTTATTGGTGGTGATGAGTGGTGCGGTGAGTTTCAGCGTAAGTTTCAGGGGTGAGGGAAGATGGCTAAGCTCAGGTATTACAGCTTTTACGAACTTCGTAAACAGTCTAATCAAGAAAACACAGAATTTGATTCCATCGAAATGCCGGAGCCTATTCCGGGCATGTGGGAAAGAATCCTTGATCGTTTTTTTCCAAATCGACAGGTAGCGATTCAGAAGCTTAAAGAAGAAAACAATAATCTTCGATCAAAGCTTCTCGCCACTTTGCGCTCAGGTGAAGACGCAGGACGTATTGGATTGCAGCTTTATGAGGAAAATGAACATTACCGCAATAAAACTGCTCTCGATATGCTGGACGAAGAAGCCTTGGCAAGGCGGGATGCGGAACTCATTGATTTGCGTAACAAAAACAAAAGACTTGAGCGCGACTTGAGGGCTATGACTGAAATGTATAATAGGCTTAGCCAAGACGTTAACGAGTGGATTGTTAAGTTTGGGGAAGAAAAATGATTCCGGCGAATGCCACTGTCGACGTGGATCGTGAACCGTCCAAGGGTGTGCTTGGACACTTCAAGGTAGAGGTGTGGGGCCGAGAGCCCCACGACTATGTGCGCCGCTATTCTATCCAAGCAAAGTCTGATACTCTTGCGGCACAGGAGGCATTGAAACGCTTCTCTGACGAAATCGAACGGCTACTGGCCGACGAAAAGGACTGACCATGGCCGGCCTCTCGCCCCACAACATTCGTCTTGATCAGTTGGCCACGGTGCCGGAAGATGAAGACGTAGTGGTCGAGATGGCCGAAGATGGCGAAGACCTGCCTGAGTTTGACGATAGTGGCGCAATCATCAAGATCGAGCACGACGACGGCTCGGTCACGGTAAGCCTCGACGGTAAGCCCATCGAGGACGCCGAGCGACGCGCTAATCGCGGGTGGTTCGACAATCTTGTCGAGGATATCGAGGACGGCGAGCTGTCCCGTATCGCAGATGAGTTGCTGCGCGGCGTCAAGAACGACCTCGACAGCCGCAAGGAGTGGATCGAGGATCGTGCCCTCGGCCTAAAGCTGCTGGGCCTGAAGATCGAGATTCCCGGCCTGCAAGGCGCGTCTGACGGTGCGCCGGTCGAGGGTATGTCCAAGGTCCGGCACCCGCTGCTTCAGGAGGCAGTGCTTCGCTTTCAGGCCAATGCGCGGTCCGAGCTGCTGCCGACCGATGGGCCGGTCAAAGTTCGCAACGACGACAACAATGCGGACCTGAAAGAAGATCAGCTTGCCAATGCGCTTGAACGCGACCTGAACCATTACCTCACGACAACTGCGTCGGAATACTATCCCGACACCGACCGAATGCTGTTGATGCTCGGTTTTGGCGGAACGGCTTTCAAGAAGGTCTATTACTGCCCCCTTCGCAATCGCCCCGTCTCCGAGACGGTGGACGCTGACGACCTGATCGTCAACAACGCGGCGACCGATCTGCGCAACGCCAAGCGCATCACGCACCGGGCATATCTGCGCCCCTCGACGGTCAAGCGTCTTCAGATTCTCGGCGTCTACCGTGACACCGATTTGTCGCAGGCGTTGGCGCCGAACCTCGATGCGGTGCAGCGTGAGAAGAACAGTCAGCAGGGTATTTCGAGCGACACGTTCGATC